ATGTAATTCACATAACGTTTGAATGTCTAATATATATTCTAGATCTTTTATGTGATCGTAAATCTTAGACTTAAAATTATTATTATATAATTCTTTTATAAAATTATCACTACTGTTACTGCTAGGCCAAAACCCCCTATGATTCACCACTGATGAATTCATATCAACAACGAAATTTCGTAAATTAAAGTCTTTGATTTCGTCTAAAGTGTTTTCGTTTTCTACGAATAGATCAAGTTTTCCAATACTAGTCCATTGTACAATGACTGCTTCGACATCCAAGTTTTCTAATATGTGCTTTTTACATGTTCTACCAATATATTCGTTTCCCACTGCTGGGCCGCCAATAGAAATATGTTTTAGTTTATGGCTGATCGTAGGAAAATGAACCCAAATTGGATAATGTTTAAAATCTCTTTGGCTAATTCCACATCCGCTAGTAATTAATTTACTCATTTTATTTTGTTATATTCTTTTCTAGTTATAACATTTCCTTGTTCATAATGGTCGTACTCTATCTCAGCCGCATTGCTACTACACGCTTTACATACTATGCTATTTGGTTTATTATAATTGTCTATAAATCCAACCAAATCACTGTCGTAGTTTAATCCAGAGTTTAGATACGGTGCCCACTGTTCTTCGTTTTCCTTGCCAAACACTTTTAATGTATCTTCTAGGTTAGCAATAGCAGGGCACTTATATAGTTTATTTCTATATATAATAGGCGAACTTGGCGATCCACAAACTCTGTGCGCTCCTTCATAATCATCATTATTAGCAGGATACATATCTGCTCCCTCTCCCATAAACGGACGCCTAAACTCTCCAAACAGATTCATATGCCATTTAACACTTGCGTTTTTATCTGTTAGCATCATAAGTTTTTCTGCCTGTGTGAATGGTGTGTTATCTATTTTCCAATCTGTTTGTTTAAGAAAAAACATAATATTGTCAACAAATTCCTTGGGTGGAGGGCGATAGTGTAAACTCGTTTGTACCAATATATTACCCACTTCCTTACACCACTGGTATAAGTTAGGACGGACTTTATAATGAAACCCGTTAGTAATAAATTTTATACGTGAATTAGGGAATATCTCACGCACACCATATAACCATTGTTCGAAGTCTTTGTTAAGTAGTGGTTCACCTCCCATTAGATTGACTTCGGTTGGGTTAATTCGTGTGCTCCATTCTTTAAGCCACTGCTCGCCCTCCTTCCAAGAAACATGTCCTTTACGATCATAGTTAGACATTACAATACAGCCCTTGCAGGATAAACTACAAGCGTATTGTACCATTACGTCTATATATTTTAAATTATATTTTTTCATCATTGCTTACTTTATTCTTAAATTCTGTTAGCATTTCATCTGTAACTGTAATGTCTAAGTATTCGCCAATTTGTTCTAATGCGTTTCCAATATTTTCATATTCAATTGATAAATTATCATCTTGTTGTTTATGTACTTGTTGCTCGCTATTATCCCAGTCACGCTCTAACTGTTCTCTATTCTCATCAGTTATTTTTTTACCCTTCGACAACAATAAAATATCAATTGTATTCATCGAAAAGTGTGTATTAACAAACCAATCTCTGTTGCCAACAGTCTTTTCCAACTGCTGTAACATACCAAAAAATTCCAACTGTGTAGGCTGTGGTTGCAGCCACACTTTATCTTTAACATTACGCAAAATTCTTTTATGCCCTTCTTCAGTATGTGGATATAAAATATTAATAATTTTATAATTATTAAAATACTTTCCTATTGTGCTTTCTCTGTAGTGTGTTGGAACTATAACGTGCTTGTTTGGATCTATCATTGACAAATCACCGTTATCACCGTAGTCGCTAAAACAACGTTCAATACTAAAGTCCAATCTAAGCATATGCTGGTTAAAAATATCGTGTACTTTTGTGCGATTGCCAACCTTACGCCGCACTAGTGTATTACACTCTGGTGCTTTGCTTATAATGTATGATAGGAATTCGCCGCCTCCGCCGTGTGGATAACAGACAAAAATATAGTTTAGATTTTCAAGTAACACTTTAGTTTTTTAAGTAGTGTATATACTTATTTCTTTTTGCCACCTTGGTGAAAAATATCGTCCTCGGTAACAATGCGAAAACGTATACCTTGTTGCTTACACCATTTATAAGCCGCTTCCCACTTGGCGTGGTTAACTGCTACGTGTGCTTGATTATACTTGCTTTTCCCTGCTCGTTCCATTAGCGTTTGGCTTTTTGGCTTTACTTCTATTAATTCTGCTTGTCGTTTACCAGCACTTCCTTGGTAAACAATTAAAAAATCAGGCACGTATGTCGTTTGCTTTCCTGTAAGTGGATTACGGTAAGGTATTCTCATCGGCTCACTTGCCCACTCTGTTACAGATGGGTGATTATCACAAAACTTCATAAAGGCAAATTCCCATCCGCTTCTATAAGTTGGTGATCCTTTTCCTACGTATTTTTTGTAGTTTTTTGGAATGAACTTCCCTTGGGCATACTTTGCCATGATTTAAGCCAGTATTGTTCTTTGTACTGCACTAATTACTTTATTACTTTTGTTAAAGCCTATTACGCTAGTTCTGTTTCTTGTAGTATTAAATAAAATACAAAGAAGTGTGTTTAACTTTAAAGTATCTTCTATTGTATTAAGTTGATTAATTAAATCCGTTATGGATAATCCTTGTTCTTTTGCAATCTCTAATAGAGAAATTGACAAGTTCCTTTTAACAGATTCGGAGTAATTTCTTCCTTCTAAAAATCCATTAACAATATCAAACTGAGCAGGATCGACTGACTGAACTTTGGTATAGTAGTTGTCAAAATATCGTTGCCTTTTTTCATCAATGCTTGGTTTTCCACTTTGTGTGGTATTAACTGGCACTGCGGTGTTTTTATAATAATTAGTGTATTTTGGCATTGGATTATCCTTTAATTCCTTTGATTATTTCTTGTGCTTTTTTAATAGTAGCAGTAGGAAATGCATTGTTGACGTTCTTCGCTACTTGGTCTATTGTACTTGGTAATGAAGTGCCAAAAACATTTTGAATTAAATTTCTATTATCAAAAGATTCTATTTGTACGGCAGTCTGCACTGCTGTATTTAAAATATCATATGGGTTTTTATCTGGAACTGAATCTAATACTGATCTTAAATTTTGTACAATTCCATTTGCATCAAGACCTAAGCCTGATGATGTTGAGCCTACTTGTCGATCATATGCTACTCCAAAGTTAGGAATTTGTGCTATATTAACGTCTGCGTATGTATATGCATCATAACTTACAGCAATTGTACTATCTTTAACTCCTGCTCCATCACTTTGGTCATGTGATCCATGAGAAAATTGTGTTATGATAGGGTTCTTTAATGTATAACGACTACCAACACCTTTGCTTAAAGAAATAATTTGTATCTCTTTAATTAATCCTTTACCTTGCTTGGTGAAATCTGAATCCAAACCCCAACTTAATGTTGCGCTTGAACTTGCTTCTAAGTATGTATCTTTCATCCCACCTGTTCTAACTGCATACTCACCGTCAGTTTTTGTACCATCTGATGTATAATGATTATAAACATTTGCTAGAAAGTTTCTAACATTGTTTGCATTATCATCATGAAAAGCAATGCTAACGGGATTGTATGCAACACCAGTATAGTTATATGACTTTCTGTTATACTGCTTAATTTCCTCTATATCAAAACTAATACCAGGAAGATCAACAGACTTTACCATAAATCCAACTTCGTTATCTTGATAGTTTTGATATTTGACTGAGTTGTCTAAAACGAAAACACAATGATAGAGAAACCTAAATTTAGGTGCTAATCTATAACTGCTTGCAGAATAAAGGTTACTTGCGTGGCGGTAGTCCTTCATAAAACCGCCGGCTCCAATACCACGCAAATAATTGTTAAGATACGATGCCATTTACTTAGCCTGTAGCTACGGAACCCGCCCCTCTTGTTACAGGTGCGCCAACGCCTCCACCAATTGGTGTGTTTAGTGCGTTGTCGTATTTAATTGACATTGTGATTGTTGCTGGGTCACTTGCTGTGTAAGCCAAGTCATTGTAGTTTACGTTTTCAATATAGCAACCATATAGTTCCCAGGTTTCTAAAACGCCTGGTGCTGTTGAACCATTGCCACCATCAAGTACTTCATACTTTAATGTAAACTTGTAATCAACACCAGCTACAGAACTCATTTGTTCGAAAAAGTCAAACTGCTTCTGCATCTGCTCGCCCACACGACGAGTCATTTCACCGTTAATATCATCACGTAAGTTAATTGAGACTGGATCCCATGTATGTTTACCAATGATGTTAATCTTTGAGTTGTAAACATCCAATACTTGACTTTCGAACGATGCTGTTGGTCTTTGAATATCAATTACGTTTTTTGTAATCTCTGATCTTGGAGTGGTAACGCCAAAGTTTTCCATAATCGCTCTAAAGCGATACTTCATTTTCGGCATCAAAGTACCCTGAGATCCAGCTCCACTAATTGGAACTGTAAATTTTGTTAATGACGCTACGGACATATTATTCTCCTAATTTCTTATTATATTTATCTACATGTTAGGGGTGGCTTTCACCACCCCTAATCAATGTTTAAGCCCTAAAGAGCCGCTATTTCTCCTGTATTCTTCAATCTTACTGGAATATAGATGAACTCTAACGCCTTAATTGGCTCAATTGCTACGTCAACGTATAATTCGTTACGGTCAATTCTAGCCGGTGTGTTGTTAGACTCATCACATACTACCAAGTAATCACCAATTGCTCGCTTAGCCAATAGTTCGTTACAGAATGAATCAATTACGCCCTTAATTTCATTACGGGTTAATTCATCATTTGGTTCGAAAATAAATGGTTTTGCGATAAGATCTAGTTGACGTCTCATGTAAGACACAAGTCTTGAAACGTTAACTCTATCAATTGCTGATGAAGTGGAAGAGCGGGTCTTGTTACCGAAGTTCATTAAACCACTACCATTAATAAATGTAATTGGGTTAATGTTATCAGCATATAATACGTCACGTAGTCCTTCTCTTACTGCAATGCTGTTAAACTCACCAACGCTGTCAATGTAACCAATTGCTGTTGCATTTGAAACCTTGCCTCTGTTTGTACCAGCGGCTGCAAACCATGGATAACCTACACTATCATTATAAGCAAACGTGCGTAGAATCATATGGGATGCTGGAACAACAACACTGTTACCAGCCAAGTCATTAGCAAAGCCTGATGGGTAATAAACTGACATATACTCATTGTTAGTTACTAGTCCATCTTCACCGTTATCTTCTGCGGCGGCTGAGTTTTTACTCCATGCTTGGATATTTGCGGCATTGTCTGATAAACGGAACGGCGCATCGCCAATAACGTGTGCTGTTTCCTTTCTATCAACGTTTAGTGTAGTCATATTAGATAGCAATTCTGGGTAACCCGGAGCTGCAATTAAGTTAAACTGACGTTGCTCTTCGCGAATATCTGTATTGGCATCAACTGCTGATTTCATTGCGGCGACAACAACTGCACGTTGTGACTTACGGCCGGCGCTTAATGAACCATTTGAGTTTGTGCCTGACTTATTTGCCCAACGATCTGGATAATAAGTAGCAACAGATTCACTTGACATACGTGGGTTACCTGAAGAATATTTTGCTACTGTTACTTCGTCTGCTCTATACTCTTTTACTGTATAACCACTACGTCTTGTGTTCCATAACATCATACCACGTGGATAGGATGCTGGATCTGGAGCATCTGGATCTAAGAAGTCATCACTTAATAGGTCTGCAATGCTTGATGCGGTGCCAGCACCTGAGCCACTTACTTTAGCGGCGGCTGCTGTTTGCCATCTTGCATCAGCAAACAAAATACCGTTTGATGATGTTTGATCTGTTCCATCAATTAATACCCATGCACTTGACTGATAACGATATAACTTTGGATAATTTTCAAGATCTGAAGTATCAATCCAAAGATCACCGTTTACAAGTGCTGTAGCATCTGACTGTGTCAAAGGCTCTGCGGCTGCAAAAATTGGACCTGCTGGATCTGTTTGACTTAAATCATAACCACGATAATCTGTGGATACATTTTGATAACCTTTCCATGTTGTACCATCATGAACCATAATGTCAGCAACAAGTGTTGTATCATACCATAAATCGCCTGCGGCTGGATCTGATGTAGGCACTGTTGCGGATGCTTCATATGTTAATTCTTCCCAGTTTGTGCCAATTAAGTCACCGTTTGGAAGTGTATATACATTTGCTAGTGAAGCAGAAATACCTGCGTCTGCTAGTGGTGTACCTGATGTTTCACGAAGTACTAAATCGTCACCTTTAGCGTGTACTAATGTAACTGCGCCTGAAGTTTCTACTCTTGCGGAAACATCTGTAATTGCGGCGGCGCTAACTGCTGTTAAGAAATCACTTGCGGCTGTGCCACCTAGTGTTACAGTTGTGCCGTTAATTGTAAAGGTTTCTAAGTTAACAAATGTTGGTGAAGTATTTGAACCAGTTACAGCAAGTTCGCCTGAACTTTTGCGTCTGTATGGTTTAAATGTAACTTCATCTGCAGAAGCAACGTCGTGGTCAACTATTAGCGTACCCACTGCGATTGTTCTTGGATCTGTGCCACCTCTTCCTGTTGTAGCATCTGTAATAGAATCATAAGCATATACTGTCTTTGATTCCCATAAGCCTGATGTTGATGAGTACACTTTAACAACAATATTGTTGCCATTAGCACCACCTAAATATCCATCAAGTTTTACCCACATGCTGCCTGATGGTGCTGGAGTTGCCGCACCTGTTTGCCATGTAGGAACTGTAGTGTAACCACTCTCTTGTAATCTTGGAGCATTAAAGGTGCCCGCTGTAATGCCCATGTCTGCTAAAGCAGTACCTGACACATTAGCAAATGCAGCTGATGCGGATGCAGTTGCACCATCTGATGCTGACGAACCAATAACGTAAATTTCTAATACACCACTGTTATTGTATGCCTGTACACCAGTTATTGCGGCACTACCACCTGTAAATACGCCATTGATATCGCTAACAATATCGTCAACACCTGTGCCTGTAAATGTTACAGTACTGCCATTAATACTAAATTCATGACCGATTGTAACAGCACTTGGAGTTACTGAGATTGTTGGAAAACTTGATGCCCATGATGCATTTCTTGTTGCAAGGGCGTGTGCGGATGATGTAATTGCACCGGAACCAACTGCTACCCATGTGTTACTAGTAGTTTTGTAATAAATTGCGTTGTTTGTTGTTGCTGTAACAACTGTGTAATCACCAATTGATCCAAATGAAGCATTTGGAAGATATGATGGGTTACCTGAGTGCTCTGTAGCACAAATTGTAGGTACTGTATATGTAAATGTTTGTGTTGTGGCGTTCCAAACGTGTAGACCCCAAACAGTGTTTGTTAGGTCTAACCAATGTGTGCCATTGACTGGTGTGCCTGTAGGTGCTGTTGCTGAGCCTGTTAATTTACTTAAATCTACATCTGCTCGTAAAACATACGCCTGATTGGCAATACCTAGATATGAATATGCGGCCTGTAAACCGTATTCGTTTAATTCATAGCCATGCAACATTGTTCCGGAAGTACTACTATAAAAGTTAGGAGTACCAAATGTTGTTGCTAATTCTAGTTGTGAAGTAAGTAACTGAACCTTACCAGCGTTTGCCGCTGTTGTTCCTGACGCTGTACCTGAACCAGAAGCTTGAAGCTTATCTTGTGCAGTTGCTACTAAAATTAGCGGAACTGTACCTGGATCTGAAGTTACATACGCGGATTCATTGGTTACTGTTACCTCTACACCTGGAGATACTAAAGCCATAATCTTTTTCCTCGTATAAAATTTTAATTAAAATTCTACATCTTTCTTTAAGATGTATTGATACTAGTATTTATTTAGATCTTGTAAAATTAGTGCCATACAGTAACACCCAAAGGGCATCGAAAAGGGTTTGTAAAAATAAATACTGATATGAAACATAGCGAAAGACCGCTGTGTCGTTGTGGTATGCGACCAGTTGCAATAAATTATTATAAAGAAGGTAGACCACATTATAGATCACAGTGTGATAAATGTAATCGCAAAGCAAAGAAGCTTCGAACCACTCCCAAAACAAACTGGAAGCAAAGTGGCTACACTAAGAAAAAGTCATGCGAGAAATGTGGCTTTGTAGCGGACCACAGTATTCAACTTGATGTTTACCACTTGGATAGTAATAGAAAGAATAATAATTGGAAGAATTTAAAAACAGTCTGCGCCAATTGTCACAGACTACTATATGCTACTGGAAAAGGATGGAAACAGGGCGACTTAATTCCCGATTTTTAACAGCAATGATATAACTGATTTTTCCAGCGTACTGATATCACTATAGTTTTCAATAGTATAGTCTATGTCACAACCTACCCATGAATATTCTGAAGCATGAACATTTGGATAAACCGTTGGCATCATTAGTTCGTGCATCGGATCTTCGCGTTCCGCATTGTCCGCAACTGCTGTATTCCACCATTCTGGTTGTTGTCCGCGTTTTACACGCACTATTTTGCCGTTTAACTCTCTAATTAATTTAATCTCGTTAGGAAAGCGTGTATCTGTAATAATAACGTTGTGTTTAGCAGTGGTTAGTTTCTTTTCTAAACTTAACAGCCATATATCGTCATGAAACTGCCTTCGCCATAAATCTGTGCCACATCTTTGCAAAGCAATGCGTGGAGTAAAGTCGGGCATGTCTAGTTTATTTGCCCACCATTCATCTACTGTTTCACGCCATTCTCTGCTTTCGTCGGTATCGCCTTCTAGCAGTGCGCGATTCCATTGAAATACAGATGCAAGTGAGTCTTTTAGTGAACTAGCAAAACTTTCCCTAGTCCAATTTTGACTACTATTTTGAATAAGATAATTTGCTACTGTGTCCTTGCCACAGCCTTTGAACCCAACTAAACCAATGATCATATTTTTAACTTTTAGTTATGAAAATGTATGTAAACTATAGCCGCATAAATAACGGCCAATACCGTGACAAATATCACAGTGTCCATCTGTGTCTCTCCTGTGTAATATTAACCAATGACAAATGATAGCGGTGTGCCACCATCTTCAAAGTTTTGTAACTGTGTTGCTAGGTCAGCCATTTCTTGCTGTCCTTCTGCTTTTAACTCACTGCCGTTCATTGTTGTGCCGCCTTGTGGGCCAGCAAGTGTAGCAAACTTGGAACGTGCTTCACCAAGTATTTGTTTGCACATAGCAAGTGTATAATCTTCTACCCATTTTTTTGTCATATGGTGTTGAATTAAATTCTCAACTGGTTTTTGGTTGTATAACCATAGTAATACACTTTCGCTTTCACCATCAATCTTACGAATAATTGTAAGTTTTTTAGTAACTGAATCCCAAGTATAATTTATAAAACCACCAAACATTCTTGCCGCCATTTCTTGATAGCCAGAAAATAACTCATACGTTGCTAGTCCGCCCACTCTACCTGCTTGTAGCATATACATATTCATATACCCTGCTTCAAACGGTTCAAAGTTTGACGCTCCTTCGCCACTCGTGCTACCAATTGTTCTTCTGAATATTTGTCTAACTTCTAAAATATTAGCGTCTAAATAATAATCTTGCTTATTTTTTTCTAACGTTAAAAAGCCATATGACTCTTCAACACTGTTAGCACTCATTTGTCTATATCTATTCACAGCATTATCTAATGCTACTTCTAAATGCTCGTTATCTAATTCAACATCGACGATTCTTTCACCTAAACGTAATTTAACATTTGTGAATAACGCATTTTTTAACTTGGTTAATTCTTTTGTTGCCATACATGTATTTATTAGATCGCTTTAAGTAATATAGTATCAGAGTTTAGCCTCCCAGTAAGTTTAGTGTCAGTAGTGGTTAATTCATCTAAAAATTTGCGTAAAGCAACCTTGCCAGCACTCTTAAACGCTTTGAGTGAGTCCTCTGGCTTACGCAATGTCTTTTGTATGCTCAACTTCTCATCAAAGCCTGTAATGGTAGTGCCTTTGATGCTTAGTCCTGTGCCGTCTCTACTCATTCCCTTAGGATCAATGTTAGAGGCGACATACTTGCCAATTTTGCGATTCTTTGTATTGTAAATCCATAGTTCATTAGCACCAAGTATGTCTTTTGGATCTATGGAAACTAGTTTTAGTTTATCGTCTTGCACTTTATACTTGATCTTGCCAATCAACTTCTCTTTGCTTGGTGCTTTCTTCTTACGCACCTTACGAGTTGCTTTTTGTATATTAGCATGATGCTCGGCGTCTGCAACAACAGCAGAGTAAAAAGCAAGTAACTTCTTTAACTCTGATTTTTTATAAGGATAGCCTTCCAGTAATTGTGCTTCGTCCTCATCGTCTTTATCAACACCGTTAATAACTTTTGTTAAGTCCTCCACATCGCTGTCATACATTCTCGAAATAAGGCCAGCCGCTTTTCCGGATATGCTATGTGCGTTTAGCAATTTAGCAAGACTAAAATCAGTCTTAAAGCCGTTAGCAATCATATCGTCAATCGCACCCTCAATATATTCTCCAGCAAAGTTATTTGCTTTCTCTACCATGCGATCTTGAATAGAGATAATTTGGGCCGCCTTTGGTTTTTCCTTTGGTTTTTCCTCTTTACCCCACTCTGTAGGCACCGATTCTACAATATCTTTAATTCGCTTTTTAAGACTGTGAACCAAATTATCCATTGGAGGTGCGCCTTTAAGTAGCATACGCGAAACTGAGCCTGCCGTAATACCAATTTGCCAATCACTGGCATTCTTAATAGCACTAATCGCATCTGTGTCTACAATCTTTTGCTTCTTCATCCACTCAATAAGGGGTTGCTTACTGTCCTTAGAGGTGTAATGGTAATTGTAGAAGTTTAATGCTTGTGTGATTTTAAGGTTTATTTGTGTTTTTTCATCACCATCCAAGTCCATTAACTCTTCGTCAGTATAGCGATCAATATACTCTTCCCATGATGGTTCGCCAAATGCGCCATCATTCTTTTTCGATACTCGTTTAGCTTTCTTTTTGGCAGCCAATGTATTACTCCATATTATGAATTTATACCACTAAATAGTATTATATAGACAAATCCGAAAAAAGTCAATAAAATACACTACATAAGTGTTTGATTAATAAGAGTTTTTAAAGAATGCCAAGATTATCACTGTGGAAGCCAACTAAAGGTAACGATTTTAAGTTCATGGACAACAGAGTTCGTGAAATGTTTGTTATAGGTGGAACTGGAATTAATATTCACAAGTATTTAGGTCCTATAAATCAAGGCGACACAAAAAAGGCTGATCAGCCATTATATGAAAACCAATCCGTATCTAACATACAAGATCTGTTATTCATGGAAAACAGAGATCGCAAGTACGAAAAAGATGTTAGTTTTATGAAGGGTATTTACAACGTACAAGATATTGATTTTGATTTGTCTCAGTTTGGTTTGTTCCTACAAAACGATACTATATTCATTACTTTCCATTTAAATGATATGGTTGATATTTTGGGCAGAAAGTTAATTAGTGGTGATGTTATTGAGTTGCCACACTTAAAGGATGACTATGCTTTAGAGGACGGCGAAACAGATAAAGTTTATGAAAGTTTAAAAAGATATTACGTAATCCAAGACGGCAGTAGAGCGTCTGAAGGCTTCAGTCAAACATGGTATCCACACTTATGGCGTGTAAAATGTACGCCACTTGTTGATGCACAAGAATATAGAGATATTATTGGTGACATTACAGCAGGGGTAGACGGAACAGATGATACATTAAAAAGTTTGCTTAGTGATTACAGTAAGAATTTAGAAATTAACGATGCTATTGTTCAACAAGCAGAAGCAATGGCACCTTACGTACAAGATGTAGTTGACGGAAGAAGTGGTTATGATACCACACGCTTTTGGATTGCTCCTTCAGAAGAAGACGGATCCATTTTACTAGTAACTGCAGACGAGGGTGAAGTAACAACTGACGCTGAGAAAGAAAGTGCTGATGTATTTTATGGAATGCCTGTTGAAAAAATTGACCACTACTTGTCTGGCGATGGCATACCTCCAAACGGTGCGCCGGTATTAACACTAACAAGTTTCCCTGCTACTCCTGTAAAGGGAGAATACGTATTGCGTGTGGATTACATGCCTAATAGACTGTATATTTTTAACGGCAAGAAATGGGTTTATGTTGAAGATAATGTGCGTATGCAGATTACTAACTATACAGACCGCTACACTTATAAAACTAAAAACTTCAATGACAAAACTTCTATTACATTGGCTGATGGAACAAAACTTGATTCAAGACAAAGTTTATCTAATGTATTACGTGCAAGAGAGGATGAAGAATAATGGATTTCTATTACGACGGCCAGATAAGACGATATATGGCTCAATTTATTCGTCTCTTATCTCACTTTTATGTTGAAACTGGAAAAGATTCAGATGGTAACTCTGCGTTAATAAGAGTTCCAGTAACTTACGGTGATATTTCCCGTCAGGTAGCAAGTATCGTTCGTAAAAACAGTGAGAACGCTCTTAATACAGTTCCACGAGTATCATGTTATATTACAGGCGTACAATACGATCGTGACCGAATTATGTCTCCATCTCATGTAGATAAAGTTCATATTAAAGAACGCTTTTACGATAAAGACACAGGAACGTATACAGCCGGTCCAGGAGATAGTTATACTATTGAGCGAAGTATGCCAAGTCCGTATAAACTAACAGTAAATGCCGATATATGGACCAGTAATATGGAACAAAAGTTACAACTTACTGAGCAATTATTTTACATGTTTAATCCAAGTTTAGAAATTCAAACAACAGACAACTATGTTGATTGGACTTCTATTTCATACGTAGAATTAACTGACATCTCATTTAGTAATAGAACAGTTCCAGTAGGAACTGAAGATCAAATTGATATTGCTACACTAACTTTTGAGATTCCTGTTTGGGTTAATCCACCTGCTATTATTAAACGACTTGGTGTTATTTCCAAAGTTGTTATGGGTATATTCGATGGCAGTGGTAACTTAGCAGATAGTGTCCTTGATGAAACAAAACTAATGGGTAGTAGACAATACTTTACGCCGCTAAATTATGGTGTATTGTTACTAAACGGCGAACTAAAAGCATTAAGTGTTGGTGAACCTATTAGTGGTGATACAAAAGAGGATGTTACGTTTGATCATGTTCCTGTAAAATATGGCGTGGATATTCCATGGAAAAAAGTTATTGCACAATTTGGCGATCTTAAAGAAGGCATTAGCCAAGTAAAACTATTAACTAACTTCCAAAACACAACAGGCGGTGTTGATGACTTCTCAGAGATTGTTGGTACAGTAGAATACGATCCGGATGATGATTATGTATTAAACTTTACTGTAGATGCGGATACTATACCAGCAAACACGCAAACGGCTATTAACGCAATTATTAACCCTCTTAAAAATGTACCAGGTGCTGGATTACCAGCTGCAACTACTGGCCAGCGTTATCTAATATTAGAAGATATCGGTGATGCGGATAACACAGACGGCGCTGATGGTTGGAAAGGACCTGCAGGTGTTGGTTTAGTAGCAAATAAGTTTGATATTATTCAATATGACGGAACTGATTGGTCAGTTGACTTTGATGCTAGTGCTAATAATGGAATTCATTATGTGTCTAATACAAAAACAGGAATTCAATACAAGTGGACTGGCGCTATAAACGAAGACATGCCAACGAATACTGGCGAGTGGATTAAATCCTACGAAGGAGAATACACTGCTGGGTTATGGTCCATTTTATTATTGCCATAACTTCTACCCAATAAGTATTAGTATGAAAAAAGTTATTGGTGCCGGCGGTATTTTTTATTGCCGTAGTACAAAGCGTTTCCTGTTCTTACTAAGAGATGATACCAAGTATAAAAACAAATGGGGATTTCCTGGCGGTAAAATAGAATCAAACGAAACTATTATTGGCGGTTTGGAAAGAGAAATAAACGAAGAATTAGGAATACAAATAGACATAGAAAAAACTATTCCTATAGAATTATTTACTTCTGACGACGGTAATTTTTGTTATCATACTTTTATATTGATTATCAAAAAAGAATTTATGCCAAATCTTAATAACGAACATTGTGGGTATGCTTGGGTATCAATGGAAGGATGGCCTGCTCCATTACATCCTGGTGTTTTTTCAACACTAAAATTGGATTCTATAAAAGATAAAATTAAAGTAATAGTAGATACAATTTAAATATCTGCTTCAATAAAAAACTTCTTTAAACTAATTTGTCTTAAATTTCTGTGCCATTTCCACTCGTCTGGCATTTCACCTTCCATACCTTCTGTAGTTACTCTAATAAATTCTACATCTTTATATGTATTAAACACTTTTGTCATGTTACTACGCCAAACTTCATCTCCGGAATTTTCAGTAACCGGAGCGTAATGTTTTGATCCGGCGTATACGTTATTATTTCTAGATTTTGAGTTTGGTTGATTATCAAATCCTAATAGGTAAATTGTTTTATGCCCGTGAAAACAAGCGAGATATGTTGCTGTCGCACCACAGTTCATTCTTGGATCATGCGGAATAAGAGATACATATTCTGGATACTTTAATAAAGAGGTTGCTCTTCCAAAAACTACATTATTTTCTGCGTAACCTTCCTCAACAATATCGTCGATCATTTTATCATTCGTACATACTAAAAAATCAGGGTTCCAATCTCTGTATACAGCATTACATCCATAACATTGTGCTTTGTGTTTTCCTAAATGTCCGCCTCCGGAATTTGTAAGAAAAGTTAATTTAAACGTACTCATTGACTTGCGGGAAACACCATTGCCGACAACAAACGCATGTTTTTTATGATCACTGTTCGATATCATATTTGGAATCCAATATCTATCTTGGTGTCGTCTACCATTTTTTACAACAATACCAGACACAACATATTCACCATCATAATCTTCTAAATAACGTGCGATTTCTATCTTTGCCAAAGCATAAGCCTCCTGTGTATACTGTATTTATTTTAATAAGAAAAGTAAGGGGGACTTTCGTCCCCCTCACTGTACAACTTAATAATGTAAGTTAAACTTATTAATATAACAACTTATAGTCTACCTACAACTACCTCGATAATACCTGAAACACCGTTAAAGTCTTCAAGTGCTTTACCAATTACTGATCCTAAACGTGGATTTGCTTCTGCTTTTGCGTAACCTTCGCCTGCGGAAACTAGCATGTCACCTTTACGGATTGTGCCTGTTACCTTAACAGGTACACGACCTGTTAGTGCTACTGCTACGTTTGTACCCTCTAGACCGTCGTTCATTAAGAAACCTGGGTTTGTGGATACTACACCTGCAATACGTGAATCCATGGACTCAGTAGACATTGTTACTTCTGCGTCACCGCCGAAGGAAACAACAGTACCTGGCTCATAGATTGTGTCACTTGTGTAACGTTCTGCCAAGTCAGCATATTGTGCTGATGTTGCTGTACCTTGGAAAGTGCCTGATGAAAGAACCAAACCAGTTCCATCCATATAAGCAATTTGGCTTCCTGCTACGTCAAAGCGGATTACGTCCTCGTCTGTGGACTCTTCTACTTGGATCTTAGTGTCACCGTCAGCATCTTCTAAACGTGTAATAGTTTCTGTTGTAGTAAATTCACGAATTTCAATTGCATCGCCACTGGCTGGTGCCTCTGTAAATGTAATTGTTGTTCCTGAAATAGCGTAAGCGGATGTTGGTAATTGTACAACACCGTTTACAGTTACTAAACAACTATTAGTTGTTAGATCAGCGTTTAAGCCTGTGAATGCAGTTGTGCTACCATCACCTGTGTATGTTTCACTTTGTACAATTGTGAACTCTGTTGTTGTTTGTTTCCACTCTGTACCATTGTAGAATTCAAATACGTTGTCATCTGAGTGATAACGCATCATACCTGCTACTGGTGAACCTGGACGCTGTACTGTTGTACCTTTTGGTAACAAGAATGATTCTGTTGAGCCACTCATGTCAAGTACTGTACCTGCGTTAGGTGTTGCGGTTAATAAACCAATGGAGTCTACGCTTGCATCAACATAAAACATATTAGCATTGTTAACAGACTCAATACGGAAGTCGTTGTCACCTGCACTCTCGTTAAAGACTGCGGCGTCATCAACACCGAATGTTGTGCCATCATATGTGATGTTTGCTTCTGCTTGTACTGCTGATGTACCATTACCTGTTAGTAGGCTGTTGGATGTTAGAGATGAAGCACCTGTACCACCGTACTGTACGCCAATAACGTCAGCATTCCATGTACCTGCTGTAATTGTACCTACAGTTGCTAGTGAACTTGCTGATGTAACGTTGTTTAATGTATCAAGTGCTGTTTCGAAGTATGTCTCGAAATCTGTTAATGCTACTTGAACCATTGTACCATTGTCGTTAACAACTACACGATCTGCGTCTGCTAATGTTGTAGCAGTTGCAGCTGTATCACCGTCAACAATGTTTAGTTCTGCTGTTGTTGATGCAATATCATCTAGTACGTTAATTTCGGCGGCAGTTGCTGTCAAACCTAATGTTACCAACTGAGCGGCGGCATTAGCGTCATCTAGAAGTGCTTTACCGGCTGCTGTTAGGTCGTATGTTGCGGCTGTTCCGGAACCAGTAAACTGGATACCTTTATCGGCTGCTGAAGTTAGACCTGCGATAGCGGCTAGTTCTGCGTCATATGCTTGTACATCTGTACCAATGGCTAAGCCTAGTGATGTTCGTGCTGTTGCTCCTGTTTCTGCTACCCAGTTAGAACCATCACCTACGATGATGTTGCTATCTGTTGGAGTTAAAGCTGCGATATCGTCTAGTTGAGCATCCCATGCTTGTACATCTGAACCAATTGCTACACCCATTGTTGTACGTTGGGCGGCGGCGTTTGCATCGTCTAACAATGCTTTACCTGCGGCTGTTAAGTCATATGTTGCGGCTGTGCCGGAACCAGTAAACTGGATACCTTTATCAGCAGCTGATGTTAGGCCTGCGATTGCGGCTAACTCTGCATCATATGCTTGTACATGTGTACCAATTGTTAAGCCCAATGATGCTCTTGCTGTTGCACCTGTTTCTGCTACCCAGTTAGTGCCATCACCAACGATGATGTTGCTATCTGTTGGAGTTAGAGCTGCGATATCATCCAACTGTGCATCATATGCTTGTACATGTGTACCAATTGTTAAGCCCAATGATGCTCTTGCTGTTGCACCTGACTCTGCTACCCAGTTAGAACCATCACCAACAATAATGTTACCATCTGTTA